GAACAGGATAAAGACGGTGTAAAGGGTTTTATTGGAACTAATGTTGAGTATGGTGCATATATACACGAAGGTACAGGTATATTTGCAAGTAAAGGTGATGGTAGACAGACACCTTGGAAATATCAATCAGCAGATGGGCAATGGCACACTACAGAAGGAATGAAACCAAAACCTTTTTTACAAGATGCAGTTGACGATAGTAAGCAAGATTTACTTGATAAATTTAAAGACTTATTTTAGGAGGTATTACAGTTGTTACAAGTAATTAGAGCAATAAAACAAGCAATAAACATTCCTGTAGTACCACTATCAAGTGATAAGATACAGGAGCAGATAATATATACACCAATTCCATTATCAGATAATGGTATTATATATAGTTATCAATTAAGACTAAATATAGTAGCTAATAGCCTTGCTAATGCTGAAACTTATGATGAAGCAATACGCAAGGTTGTTTTAAACTATGGTGATAAAAATGATTTAAGTAATATTTTAGATATTACTGTAAATGGTGGTGGAACTCTTACAAGTGAAGCAGGAGTACACAGAATAACAAATTACGTTATAAAAGAAAGTAGGTAATAATATGGCAACACAAAAATATGCTTTAGGTGTCGGTGATATCTATATGTTAGTAGCAGATGAAATTCCAACTACTGACATAGAACTTGAAACAGAAACTAATTTTATAGGTTCTACAAGTGGTGGGTGTAGTCTATCATACAATTTTAGCAAACAAGACATAATTGATGACAAAAATCAAAAACTTGACAGTTTTAAAACTGATGAAGCAGTAGGGTATCTTAACTTTTAATTTGGCTACTTTATCAAAATTGACAGCTAATTCAGAGGTCGAAGAAACAGCGGCAGAAACTAAATTAAAACTAGGTAGCACAAACAATACACTACAAAAAATTGTAGTTAGATATGTACATACATTTGCTAATAGTAAGAAGATGAGAGTTACACTTATTGGTAATAGTGCAAGTGGTTTTGAATTATCATTCACAAAGGACAAGGAAACAATTGTACCATTTGAAATTAGTGCATTATCACAAACAGACGGATTACTTTGCGATATAAGGATTGAGAAATAATAATTAATAATAAACAGGGTGTAGCAATAGTTACACCTTTGTTTTTATTTAAAGGAGAAAAAATATGATAGATTTACAAGCATTTAAGGAAACAACAGAGGAATTAAAATTATTTGACGGTGAGATTGTCAATCTTAAAAAACCAACGCAAAAACTAATAATTGACATGATGGCATTTGAAGATAGTGTTAAAAAGAAGAATAATGTAAACATTATGGATACTTTAGGTAAATTGCTATTAAGCATTTTAAACAACAATATTGAAAATAAGCAATTTAAAATTGATTACATAAACGAAAATTTTACACCAGAAACTATGATGATATTTATGAAGTCTTACTCGGAGTTTGCTCAAAATATACAAAATCAAGCTTTTTAGTTATCCCATCACTTCCAACAAATTCAACTGATAAAAAAGTTGAATTAGATGTGATGGGTGGTATTAAAAGAGTAATGGATTATGGTAATTTAAGCTATTATCAGGCATTAGAACTGCCTTGTGATATATTTCAATTGATGGTTAAAAATCAATATATAAACGAATTGCAACAAAGCAAAGAAGGTAGAGAATACCTTGAAGAATGTAAAATGTATAACACAACTACTCCAGATATTGACGGTTTAAAACAAGCAGGATTAATAAAATAAATAAAAGAAAGGAGTTGGTAAAATGATTGACTTAGGTATACTTAAAATTGGTGTAACTGCTGATAATGCTGAAGCTAACAAAAATTTAGAAAAAACAAAACAGGTTGTAGAAGAATTAGATGAACAATATGTAAAAACAGAAAAACAAATAGGTAAATTGCAAAAAGCTAAATCAAGTTTAAATGATAATGTAAGTAAAGTTAAAAATGGATTTAGTAATTTGGCTCTTGGCGCTGGTGCTTTAACCGCTACTGTTATCGGACTTCAAGAAGCAACCGAAGAATATAGAACAGATTTATCGAAATTAGAAACTAATGCTAATATGGCAGGTTTAAGTTTTGACAATATAAAAGAAAGTTTTATTAATTTATCAGCTGTTACAGGTGAAACAGATAGTACTATTGAAGGATTATCAAACTTAATGCAATCTGGATTTGACAATAATCAAATGCAAACTGTTATTGATGAATTAACAGGGGCAGTTGTAGCATTTCCAGATACGTTGAAATTTGAAAGCCTTGCAGACGGTTTGCAAGAAACTATTGCAACAGGTGTTGGTGTTGGACAGTTTAGCGAACTGCTTGAACGTAGTGGTATTAGTCTTGATACTTTTAATGCTAAGATGGCAGAGTGTAGCACAGAAGCACAAAAACAAGATATAGCATTAAAATATTTAGCAAAAACTGGAATGAAAGAAGTCGGAGATGCTTATAAAACAAATAATAAAGATTTGTTAGATAATAAGAAAGCACAGTTGGAATTTCAAGATACAATTGCAAACTTAGTAGAAAAAATATTACCTATGATAACTAGTATCACACAAGTAGTTACAGATTTTGTTAATTTTCTTATTAATAATCAAGATATAGTTATCCCTATTATTGCATCAATAGGTGCTATGTTTTTAACGTGGAATGTTGCATCAATGATACAGGGTATAATAGGTGCAATAAAAGCATTAACAACAACACAGTGGGAATTAAATATAGCTATGTCGTCTAACCCAATAGGTATTATTATTACATTGGTGGCAGGTCTTGTTGTCGCTTTTATTGCGTTGTGGAACAAATGTGAAGGATTTAGAAACTTTTGGATTGGTCTATGGGATGGTATTAAAAGTGTAATAAGTGCTGTTGTAGACTTTTTCAAAAATCTTTTCACCGAAACTATACCTAATTTATTTAAAAGTTTTGTTGATTTTTTATATAATACTTTTGTAAAAAAATGGGTTGATATTTGGGGCAATGTTAAAGATGTATTTAAAAGTGTATTTGATAGTTTGGTAGATATTGTTAAAACACCATTAAATCTTATCTTAGGATTAGTTAATGGTTTAATTGACGGAATTAATTTTATTATTAAAGGTATTAATAAAATTAAGATTGATATACCAGACTGGGATTGGTTACCCGATAACATACAAGGAAAGTCACTAGGATTTAATATTGATGAAATTAAGCATATTAAATATTTTGCAGAAGGTGGTATATTGACACAAGCAACTACATTTGGATTTATGGGAAACACACAATTAGTAGGTGGAGAAGCAGGAGCAGAAGCAATTATTCCTCTTGATAAATTACCAGATTTAATGGCGAAAATGCAAGGTAAAAGGCAAAATAAAATAGGCGATACATACAATGTTAGCATTAATGTTAAAGACATTAAAGAGTTTAACGATATTGTGCGAATGTCACAAAATCAAAAACAGTTTGGGAGGGCGTATTAATGACTATAAATTGGAATTATACCTATTTTGTATCAAGCGAGTACTCAATGACGTTAATAGGTGACGTTATTTTAAACCCAGATGAAACATTTGTTGCAGCTGAAACTTTAAATATTTTTAGTTATACATATGATGACATTAGGACAGAAAGAATTGTCACGCCAACAATTGACATTGCTAATAAAAAAATAAAGTATGGTTTACCAGGTGAGCTTTTTGCATCAAACGTGCTTTTTGTTGCAGTTGACTTAGTGATAACAATAAAGCAAAACAATCAAGATAAATTTATAACAACTCGACATTATATAGGAAGAGAATATGCTAATGTTAACTATTGGTTAAAATTAATTAAATTAAAAGATTTTTATAACAACACAAATGCCCCCATTAGAATAGATTGGTTTGAGGACAGGAATATTTTACCACAAAAAAATTTTGTCATTGAAGTAATGGATAATGCTGACGCTGATAATTGGCGAACAATTGCGAATGTACAGAGTGCTGAACAATATTATATTATACCGGCCGATACATTAATAAATGGTGTTATAAAAATAAGGGTAACAGTATCTGTAATAATTAATGGGCAAAATGTTAATAGAATAAGTAATGAAATACAATTTATAGGCAAGGGTCAACCGCCTATACCTATAATTACAAGCGTTACTAATACATCAAAACCAGTGATAACA